ATACGTTCTGCATCTTCGCGTATGTAACTGCATCATTATCTATTGTCCATGTAGCACCTGAGCCGCTTACGGTGATGTCGCCTTTATCCCCGTCACTCACACCACCGCCGCCGCCTGTGCTGGCTATGGTGATGCTGTCCGTGCTGGCATCGGTTGTGATGGTGATGTTGCTTCCCGCTACTAAGGTCAGGGTATCATTAGTGCTGTCTGCCACTACATCGGACTGACCTGATACGGCCACCTTGCCGAATAAGTTCTGGTCACCCGTGTTCGTGCCGGAAGTGTTGCCGATAACGGTAAGTTGTGCGTCAGTTACATATCGCTTGTTCGTGCTGTCGGCAATGTCTGCTGTGGTGGCATCCGCTCCGGCCGTTACAAGTCCCTTTGCATCGTAGGTAATCTTGGTTTTAGTTGCGCCTGTGATGGCTGCATTACTGGCTACCTTGCCGTCGAGCGCTGTCTGCAATCCAGTGATGTCAGCTATTGCAGCATCTGCTCCAGCTGTCACTAAGCCCTTTGAATCATAAGTTACCTTGGTCTTAGTTGCGCCCGTGATGGCTGCGTTCTCATCAACCTTGCCGTCCAGCGCAGTCTGCAATCCGGTTATATCGGCAATCGCAGCATCTGCTCCAGCTGTTACCAGACCTTTTGAATCGTAGGTTACCTTAGTCTTAGTCGCTGGGGTGATGGCTGCGTTCTCATCAACCTTGCCGTCCAGCGCAGTCTGCAATCCGGTTATATCGGCAATCGCAGCATCTGCGCCTGCAGTCACCAGACCCTTTGAGTCATAGGTGACCTTAGTCTTTGTCGCCCCGGTGATGGGTGCATTCTCATCAACCTTCCCGTCCAGAGTGGTCTGCAGGCCGGTAACCTCGCTGATGCTGTGCGTATGGCTGGCCGCTGCGAATGCGCTGCTATTATTGCCATCTAAGGTGTCAGCATCCAATCCGCTGCCGCTGCCGTCTACGGTCAGCAGCTTGGTCAATATTTCGCTGGCTGTATCGTTCACCTCCGCCCCTGCTTCAATGCCGTCCAGCTTCGTCTTCATAGCAGCGGTCATTACTCCGGCATTGGTGCCGTCCGCCGCTGCAATGGTGGCATCCGTTCCGCTGTCGCTGACTACGGTCACGGTGGTGGCTGTGCGGGTCATGCTGAGGTTCGCACCGCCACCTCCGCCGCCTTGCCCGGTAAAACCGGCGGCGACGGTAACGTAAATGATGTCCGCGCTCGATACGCTCACCTGCGTCTGCCCAGATGGTGCGCCAATGGTTACTATCGTGTTGCTCATGCTGTCGTTACCTCCGCGTCAACTATAAATTTACCCGCCAGCCAGGTTACCTTGCTGGTTCCAATGGTTGCCTGAAGGTCGTAGTTGTATGTACCCGCTGCCACTGCGCCCATAGTTGTAGCGCTCTTAGTAGCGGTCAGCTGCCCGACTGAAGGTGTGCCGCTCCAGTCACCGCCGCTGATAGTCAGGATAGTGCTACCTGCCGCGTCTTTAACGGTCATCACAACCGTGTAACTGCTCAAGTTTATGGCTACGCCGTCCTCATCTGTGAACGTGAATTGTCGCTCAAAGCTGTCGCCCTTGCGGCATTGTATGTTCAGGATTGCGGCGATATTGCTGTTTGAATTAGGGTTCATTATCTGTGTTAAATATAAGGTCAATCACTTGACGAATGTCCATTCATTGTTACTTTTTTTCAGCAGCGTTGCCCCGTGCCACTGGTTCGCAAATGCCTCGCTGCCAACTCCATTAATGGTGTCACCGCTTGCCGCAATGATGGTCATGGTGTGGCCTGCTTTTATCTTCTGAATGACCAGCCGTTCCCACGCCGGGAAATCAGCAGCATCGCACAGGGTAATATCCACGTTGCCGCCGTCGGTGTCCACAAACACTATTCGCTCTACTCCGGTTAGTGTTGTGTTGGCGTTCACCGTTTGGATGGTGTCGCCCTGGACATACACGGATTGCAATACCGGCTTGAATCCGTTGTCGGTATTGTAGGTTATAACCTGCCGCCATACATCGCCTCCGGTAGGCGTTCCGATGTCGCCGCCTCCGGTGTTCAGCCAGCCGTCAATTACCCGGGTAACTACGCCGCCCACCATCTGGCCGATGTCGGACAGCCGCTGCTGCAAGCTCTTGATGTCCTTGGTGGTAGTGCCGACCGTATCGCGCTTAGATGGCAGCCGTACCGCCGTGCTGAATACCGTGTCGTCCCATTGGTACTTGATCCACTCACCATTCCACCGGGCATTATTCGCCGTGAAGGTGCCGCCGTTGCTGATGAATAATTCGCTGTTGTGCTGGATGGCGTAGGTGAAATCGAATAGGAACCCGCTCAGGTCGCGAAACTCGCCGCGTATTACCTTGCATGGCCGCCAATGGTGAGCAATGCAATAGTTGGCCAATAATTGCCCAAGCGCATTAGCGCTACCGCTGTATCCGCTGTATGGTTTCCATCCGCTGCCTGCTTGCCATGCGCTGCTGGTATTGTTGTAAATTTCCACACCTTGCGTGAGCTGGCTGCTACCGTCAATCAGGCAATTCTCCAGCTTTTGGATTACGCTGTTGTCGGCGCTGCTGGTATTGGTTGCGGTGAACTCTGCTTCATCTGTCCATTCAAGATTCGCTTCATCGACCATACCCTCAAGCACGAGTGAGCCGTTCCACTTTACATTAGTCCACGTTGCAGGGCCGCCGGTGCTTTTTCCGTAGGCCCATGCGCGCCCGTATTCCTCGCCGTTAATGTAAACTCGGACATCGCTGCCGATGTTGGTGGCTGTTGGCGGAATCTCGATGTTTACATCGACAATCACCTTTCCATTGGTGGTCTGGTTGAACGCTGCCGGAATATTGTACCCGAAAACGTAATCGGTACGGGTGGCCGTTGCGGTCGCAAGCTGCTGCCACTTAACAGGGCCGGGTTCTTCGTATGCGCCGTTCACGTCCTTTACCGGGTCGTTCACAACAAAGTGAGTGAATTTACTTTGGGCCGCGTCCCAGCGTCCGATGGTTATGGCCAACCGGCTTACTGCCAAGGTACTTTGCACGGCCACCTTGCCGGTTAAGCGCCAAGGCTTTGTGGTGTCTATGTCGCCAAGGAATGTAGCTTTTTCCCCTGTTGCGTAGGTAGCCTGACTCAGGTCATACATCCGCCTGCGGCTGGCTGCTGCAATGCTTTTATGCAAAACTGGCAAGAAAGTGTAGCTGCTGCCAGCGGTCAGCTTCAGGTCGCTGCTCTGCCAGGTGGCGCCGTTGCGGGTATTGATGGTGGCCGATGTCTTATATCCACTATTGCTTATTCCAGTCTTTGTGTATTGGTACTCCGTATAAGTACTGGCCCGATAGTTCTGATGCTGGTATATCCGGTAGCTGCCACGGCTGAACTCGATGCGGCAACCCAATGAGCGCAGCACCTTTTCCAATGCTTCCTTACATGACATCGGCTCCCATAATCCGGAATGGTCGGCGCTGTCGTAATTGGCGATAAAGGCCGTGCGCCGTGCGCGGATGTACTGAAGCGGTGAACGGCTGATGCTGCCCATGCTGGTTTCAATCCATTCAAGGCTCGTCCTGATGTAACAATCGGTCGAGCCGTAGAACGTGTCCAGCTTATTGGGCTTCAGCGCTTCGGTAATAATCGTGCCAAGCGTGATGTCGTTTGGATTTCCAGTGTTCGTAGCGTAGGTAAAGTCCAGCTTTTCCAATCGGCCCAGCCCGTCCACCGCCGTCAGGTCGAAGGCGTAAGGATAGTATCGGTTCTCGAAGGTGCAGAGGTCAGGCAGCACCGTACCCGCCCACCATAGTGTCGGGCTGATACCCTGGTAAATCAGCACGTTGTATTTAAGCTCCGCGCTGGTGGCAATGGCTTCAAGAAATGTTTCCTGAGTGCTATTCTCCACGCACCAATGCACCACCGCCTTGCTGCTGCGGATGGGGTTCTCGCCCACCCGGCTGCCGTCCCCTTCCCAAGTTGCCGTAAATCCGGGTGCCAGCACCTTGAAGGTATTCACGCTGCCGGAATACCCAGCCTCGTCTATGTCAATTCGCCAATCTACGGCGTTAATGTCTTGGAACTCTGCCCGGTACTTGACGCCCATTATCGCACCCTCCCTCTGTATGTTTCCGCACGATCCAGCATAATCAGCAAGTCCTGACCGCTGATGCGCGTAACAAGCTCGCCACCTCCGCCGCCTGACGTGCCGATAATGTTCTTCAATTTATCTAGCGGTGCGACTACCTCCGGGTTGCTTTTGGCTCCCGGATATTCGCCCATCATGCCTATTGTCGGGCCGCTAATGATACCGCCTGAAGCAAAGCGCCGTATGCCTTGTGGGCCGGCTCCGGTGTTACCGCCGCCTCCTCCTTCATTAGCGCCCATTGCCTTGGCCATTTGGCCTTTCACAACACCCGCTGCAATTACCAACGCAGCACCTGCTCCAATAGCCAGCGCCGGGTTTGTAAGGAGCGCTTTTTGGAATGTTTCGGATGCAAGACCTGCGGCAACCATTGCTTTACCAAGGCTTGACATAAATCCGGCCACAGCGCCAAGCAGCGCACGACCGAAATTCTTTCCAGCATCTTTATCATTCATGACTAATCCGCTTACAAAATTTTCAAATGCGTCCATGCCTTGCGTAAGACCCTGCTGCAATCCTTGATTAAGCGCGGTTACTTGCGCCTTAGTCTGCGCTTGCATAGCCTGCGCCCTTTTGCCTACAACTGTTTCCGCCTTGCGGTAAGTCATGTCTATTTTTTGCGGCAAATCAGGCGGTGCCATCATGTCCGTAAAAGTCTTCGGGTCGAAGCTCTTAGCTGCCGCTTCATATTCAGCGTAGAAGCTACGGATGTAATCTTTAAAATTGCTCACATCTTGGCTTTTCATCTGCTCAAAGAATTTCCTATTGGTGCGCATCAGGTTCGTCCATTGCCCTTCGTTCATGGCTCCGAACATCTGTGCCATCGCGGCTGACTTAGGTCGCAGCGCCGGGCCTTCGTCCATTATGGCTTTTATCTGCTCTTGCGCCCAAGCTGTTTCGTCGATGATGCGTTGCAGTTTGAATTTTTCTAAGTCAACCTCGCGCTGGCGGATTGCTTCTTTATCCGCGCCGATGGATTTGGCAAACTGTAAATCTTTAATCATCAGCTGCTCTTGTGCAGCAGCTAATTCAAACTCGCTGGCTCCTGTTGCTTTTATGCGCAACAGCTCCATGTCCATCAGGTCTTTATTGGCCTGAAGTTTTTGCTCGATTATCTGCTTGGCTTTGTCGCCCTTGCCTGCGCCTTTATCTTCCTCTATTGCTCCGGTGTTTATCTGCTTTTCTAGGTACTTTTTCTGCTCGTCGAGGTTCTTCAATTCAGCCTGGCGCATCTTAACTTGGCTATCCAATGTTGCCGTAGCCTTGTTAATCTGGTCAGGGCTTGCACCCATTGCCGAAAGCTCCATAGCTTTCTTTTGGGCTGCCGCCTGCTGCTTGAGCAAATCCTGCTCAGCGGTCATTTCCTGACCTGATATTTTTATCAGCTCGTTTAATGCAGCCTTGGCGCGGGCCTGCTTAAAAATGGTTGCGCTCAAGTCGTCAAGTTCTTTTTTCAACTGACCCGCGCTTACCTTTTCCACGTCCATGCTTGATAGCGTGTCCGGGTACAATTCATTCAGCTTTTTCAGCGCCGCGTTGCGCGTTTCCCGGCTTACCGATTCGTTCTTCACTATGCCAATCAGCGCCGCGCTTTTGGCGTATTCATCCTCCAGCACCTTCTTTGTTTCGGTGTGAAGGCTGTTCATCGCCTTCTGTTCATTAGTAACCTTCTTTGCCTCGCTTCGGAAATTCCCGAATGCCACTACAAGCGCCCCGACCGCAATAGCCGCAATACCCAGCGGACTTATGGCCATAGTCATGTTCAGTGCTTTTTGCGCAGTGGCAGCAATGGATGTTGTAGCTGCCAGCGCCTTAACCTGATCGGTTAGGGCAATGACGCTGCCGATGGCTTGGCTCATAACCATCAAGCTCTGCAATCGTGCGGTAACTTCAGCGGCTTTGTCAGCACTTACGCCCATCAAATTCATAGCCCCTTCAACACCGGCAATGATGCCAATAGTTGATTGAAGCGCCCCGGCGAACACCTTAATCTTACCCTCCATGTGGCCGGCCTCCACCATCATCTGAAGGTCGCCCATCCTATCCTTGGCCGCGCCGGCCTGCTTCAGGGTTTCCCGAAATGCTTTGCTCCCGGCAGCGCCCATGCTCTCGTAGCTGGCAGCCAGGTTGAACAGCGCCCGATTCTGGGCGCGTAGTGTCCCGGCATTGGCAGCGTCCTTGGTGAATTTTTCCGCCGCTTTTGCCATCCGCTGCTGGTCAGCAATAGCGCTATCCGCCGTCTTACTCAGCGCCGCCTTAGCTTCCGCCAGCCCTCTCTTAAGCGCTTCAGCATCCGCGCTCAGGACAATGTTTATTCCGCCTCCGCCCTTGGCCATACCTTATCGGTGGTAATTAACGTCGAACTCCGATGCAATGTAATAAACTTGGTCATTCTCGGCTTCATCCTCATACAGATGACTCTCGCCAATGTAGTCGATTTGCGCTACGGCTGTGCCGTTGTATGTTCCCGGTGTCTTGCGATCGAGCGCCGTCCGTACCGCTTCCATAATGTCCTGCGCCTCGCCTGCTGTGGTGGCGTAAATGTTCACCTGCACCGTGCCGAAATCGAAGCTGCTCGGCCCGTCATGTGTTGACATGGGCCTGTTGCTCAGGAATTGGTGAGTGATGTACGGGTATGGTGCGCCTTGCGTAGCACGTACCGGGAAGATGTTGGTGCTTACCAGATTGGTTACTCCGCTGGTGTTGCGAAGGATGTAGTCAACTGCTTTAATTGCTTTGTTCATCGTCTATTTTTTTGGGCAGCGTTGCCGGGAACCGTTTATCCACAGCCATCTGCTTTGCAATTCTTATCGTTTCTTTTTGCCGGCGCTCCCGCTCATCTGGGAACTCCAGCAAGTCGGTCGGCTTGAGCTGCTTTTTGGTATGAACCTGAAGCAGCATCGCGGCCAGCCAGCGCGTTTTGTCCCATTCGGCCCGGTCGCGCATAAATTCCAGCCGCTGAAATCCGGCCAGCTTTCTGCGGAACCAGTAGGGGGTTGCGTCGAGGAACTGCTGTTCGGTAAGGTTTAACTCACCGTAGGCAATTTCCTCGACGCGCTCCCACGTCAGGACTTCGCTTTCTTCGCCGGGGCTTCCTGCTCCGGCTGTGGTTCGTTTCCCTCTTCGGCCTCCGGCTTGATTCCAAAGAACTCGTTCCAGGCCTTGGTATAAACATTGATAGCCGGGGTCAATTCCTCAAGCTTATCAATGCTGTTTGCGAGGTCGTCAACGGATTTGAACGGCAGCGCCTTATCGCTGCTGTCCTTTAGGTTGCCAGTTTTTAATCCGTAGAATGCTACCACTAACATAAATTCAAACACCTCAGCCATATTCGCGCTGCCTGCCTTTTCGGCCAACCCTTGCAGGTCGGTCTTAAGGTCCGTAAGAATATGGCGAAAGGTCGCCATGTTGTAATGAAGATAATAGTTTTTGCCTGCGATTTTGATTGTTTCCATGATTGTCAATTATTAAGATACTGAGCCTTGAGTGATGGTGCCGGTCATTTGCAAGCTGCAAGTGAAAGTTGCTGCGTCGTTGTTGGGAGCGCTAAAATTCACGTTGCTGATGATGGCAGATGCTTCGTAATAGTTGTCGCCTGTTGACTGAGTTGACCAGCGCACGGTAATAGCGGTGCCAGCCAGCGCGTCGGTTACAAGATCGCTTGGCGATACAAGGCTGCCTCCTATTGAGGTGTCCTGCTCAAGCAGTCCTTCAAATTCAAAAGTACCGCCCTTCTCGCCGGCGATATATTCCTTGTAGCCGGCTGAATCTTTGGTGGTGATTTCAATCATGTCAATTGAAATGTCCGCGCTGGTGCTGCGGCCATTCGCAATCTTAGTCGGGGTGGTGCTGATGGTCTTATATAAAGACACCAGGGTTCCGTTTACAATTCCAGTTGTTGCCATTGGTTCTTATCTTATTTAGTTTTGTTTTCGATTATCTTTATTAACCCGTCGCGGATTCCGTCACGGACTTTGTTGCCATTTATCTGCATGGCCATCGCCATGAATTTATACGCCCTTCGGCTGCTTATCTTGCTGTCAGTTTGCAGGATGTTACCGTACTTACCCGGATAGCTTTTGCCGCCTTGATATGCGCCGCTATCGTGTTTGATGCCAATCAGCGCCACGTTAGGATATGCTTTATCATTCTTGCTGATAAACCCTATCGCCTTACGCAGCGCACCAGTGCGGTGTGGCGCCATATTACGGGCGCTATCCACTAAGGTCTGACCGTTGCGCTTCAGCACCTTCTGCACTTGTCCGGATTCGAGCGCTTTCACTATATGGTCAAGCTGCTTCAATTGTTCCTCTGCGCCTTTGATTTCAAATTTAATCATTCCTGCCTCCTTGCTTTAATCTCCATCATGTGCTTACGGCCTACCTCGGTCACGGCCAGAATGTTATACACTTGCCCGCCATATGTCAGGCGGTCTTTTGGGTTTAGCCCGGCGTAGTACCTAATGGTGAACGTCACAGGCAATTCCGCTTCGCGCTTGTCACCGTTCACGCCCTCGCCACCGGTGTCCGGTCGGTACATGGCAGGCACTGTAACCAATGCGCTCCACGTCTTCACCTGTTCGCCGATGGCGCTCGTAGTGGTGGTGTACCGCTGCAAGGTAATCTGCCTGTCCATTCTTCCCGGGTTCATACAAATTCAATAACGCGGTAAGGGTTTAACAAAAACTCGCTGCCGCGGGTCATGGTCGTAGTCGTAGTTCCCACAATGGTATTTTTTCGCTCTTCGTACAGGTCGCCCACATTCAGCAGCACCGCTGCGCGGATGGCTCCGGGCAGGTTGCCGGGCAAGTAGCCCAGCTGGCAGTTGAACTGGATAGGATCCAGCCGGTCGTCGTACTGTGTAGGTGGGGTCTCGATGAACCACAGCCGTATCCGGTCGCGCTGCAAATGTGTGTTGTATTCACTTGCGGCTAACGTCTGGATTGTATTGGTGGTGTCGTAGTACTTAATTGAGGTGAACGCCTGCGGCTTGCCGTGTAAGTCCACCATATCCGGCCATTCCTCAAGCTGATACTGCACATTGGAAAGGCGCAGCGGATAGCCGACATAATTCTCGCACACATCAAATGCAGCGTCAAGGATGGCAGCCAGGTAGGCGTCTTCATCCGTGTTGACAATGCGCAAGTGGTCTTTTACATCGCTCAGGGCAATGTATGATGTTGCGGGGTGGACTATGTTGACTACGGTTCTGTTCACTTTCTCTTGCGCTGTGGCTTGCTTGTTGCGGTTTCGGGTGATGTTTTGGCCGATGCTGTTTCGGTTATCTGAATAGCTTGAGGTGTTTCTTGTAGGGTTTCTTGCGGGGTCAGATAAACGGCCCTACCTGATTCAACCAATATCTCCGCCTGCTTCTCATCCAGCTCCACCACGTCACCGATAAACAGCCCCATAAAGAACGGAGCTGCGCCCACCGGTGCCGTGATTTTTATTTTTCTGTTTGCCATAGTTTCGGCTAATTAGCCCCGGCGGGTGGCATCGGTGCCACCTTTTGCGCGTCCCTCGCGCCGCCGGGATTCCATGAAACACAACCAATATCGCAGGCTGTGTATCACTTAGGGAGATTATTACGCGGTCAGCGCGTCAAGCATCGCAGCGAAGCTAACCGGGCGGTGTACGTTTGCGTCAACGTAGGTGTTCAGGATTACCTCGGTGATGCCGTCCTTCGCCTTGGTGTATGGATTCACCATAATGTCGATACCGCCCCAGCTTGCAAGACCAAGGTCAGCCCAGTTGCCGAAGAAAATTGCAGAACACACACCGGAGCTGCTTCCTTTGGTCAGGGTGCTGGATACTGAGGTAGTCACGGCGCAATTAAATCCGTTCAGCAGGTTAGGCTGATTCATGATGAAGTTGCCTTCAACACCGCTTGACTGCTTGGCAGTCTGCTGGAGCTTGTTCACAACCAAGGGGTTAGTGCAATAGGCCAGGCTGCCCATATCTGCATCGTCGATTGCAATTTCTTTATACAGGCCGGTGATATGCGCCCATGTAGGAGCAAGACCGTTGGTTCCGCCTACGATTGAACCGATGCCGGAAGTGCCGGCTACGCCGTCAATTCCTGAACCGTTACCGTGCAGGGCAGCAGCTTGCAATTTAGCAGCCACAGCGCGAAGCAGGAAGTCCTGAAGGTAAGCGTCGATAGAAGCGGAACTCTGCATCATCAGCTGCTTGCTCACGTCAACAAATGCAGCCAGCCTGTTCGGGGTGTAGCTGATTTTGGTGCTGGTTGGGTTCACCTCGTCGGCAGCGCCGGTTTCAGTTTCCCAGCTTGCGGTAGGAGCGGTGCCAAAAGAAGGCAGGTCGAGGTTACCTACCAAGTTGTCCAGGACGGTTACGCCAAGGTTGGCAAGAACCAGCTTCGGTGACAGGGCGCTGATAAGTCCGCCTACATTGGTCTGAACGGCATATCCGCCTTCAGTACCGGCAGGTGAACCACCAGTTGCGGTCATGTCGCGCTGTTCGCCACGAGTCAGGGCGCGAAGGGCAATTACGGGAACGGCGAATCCGCGAGGGGCGATGCCACTCTTAGCCAATTCGGCGCGGGCCTCGCTGTCCATCTCGGCGTAGAATCCTTCTACCTTGCCGTTGCTGGCGCCACGCAGAAATTCGGTGAAGCGGAAATTCTTCTTGATTTCGCGCTCTTCGCTGTTGCTGGTGCCATGCACTACGGGCGCGGCCTTGCGGGCAGCGTTGCGCTGGGCAACTTCCAAGGTTTCGATTTCTCCGGAAAGCTTTTCAACTTCGGAATTGATTTCGCTTACGCGCTTGATCTGCTCGTCATTGAGCGTATCGGCGCCAGTCAGGCCCACCAGCTCATTACGCAGGTCGGCCAACTTTTCTCTTTTCTCTTTGAGAATGTTCATTGCTTTATAGTTTTAATCAGGGTTTTTACTGCTTCAATTTTGGCCGCGTTGCTGCAGCTGATGCGCTCGGCTTTGTTATTTTGCTCGGCTGCCATGCGCTCGCGCTCTGCCTTCAGGCTTTCTTCATCGCGGGCGCTTATGCTGGTGCTGGCATAAGCCGGGTAAGTTACCGGGGATACGTCAAACAGCTCTTTAATCTTCACTATGGTACGCAGGCCCATGTCGCCGTATTTATCGGATTGGCTCCATTGCGCCGTATCCACGGTGAACGCAAAGGATGACTGGCTGATGTCCCCGCGCTGGATGGAACGTACCCAGCTGACGTGCGTCGGGTTACCTTCGTCTGGGGTGAATCGGTAGGCAAGTTGTCCTTTTTCATTAACCCATACTTCCGCTGTTCCGGAAGCGGTGCGACCGAGTACGATGTTAGGGTCATGATTACCAAGGGCGCGAATGTCTGAGGTCTTCAGCGCTTCATCAAATGCGCCCGGAGCAATCTGTTCCTCAAACCACCCTATATCCGTAACCGTATTTACAACGGCGGCGATACCCTCAACGTATTGCGGCCATTGCTGGCCATCTATCATCCGCAATTCTACGGAGCCGGTAAGCGCTCGGCGCTCAATGTTTGTGTTAATTGTTTCCATTAGGGTTTCTTGTTTGTGAATCGGCCACTGGTGCCGCGTCAATTTTGGATTGAATCCAAGGCCGCATCATATCTGAAGGTACCAAGTTGGATTCGGTGTAAGTTGTTTCGCCATCGGTCAGGATGTCCATATCCTCGAATCGGCGTGCGTCATTCGGGGATAACCATCCGCCCCGGATGCCTATGTTGTAAAATTCTGCCCGGCTTTTTGAATCGGCGCGGAGCAGGGAATTGAATTGAAACTTGAAATAATAGAATGGCTTCTCGTCTTCCCTCAGCAGCTTGCGCTTCATTTCCGCTTCCATCATCACCACCAATGGCATGATTGTCTGGACGTAAAAGTCCTGCGCCTGCTGTTCAACTGATGATTTGATGCCTCCCGCGTCGGCGCCTATCATGTAGGCAGGCACGCCAAATATGCGTGCTATGTCCACGGCGCCGTACTGGCGCTCGGCAATAAATTGCGCCTGTTCCGGGGATAGGTTCAGCGCTTGTAATTCACTTCCGGCAGGCAGGATAGTGGCCGGGTCTTCACCATCCAACACCTTGTTGAATGATTCTTTCAACCGGTCGGCTTGCTGTTTGTCCATCGCTCCGCCGCCGTGCTTTATAATCCACTTCAGGCTGGCGCTTTTGCCATAGAATTTACCTGTGGCAGCTTCGGCAGCCATGTTAATGCCCAAGCTCTGAGCGTGCATCGTGATGGGGCTTTTACCCAGCGCTGTCGTGTCATAACATAGCCCTTTAAAATGAAGCATATCGGTAGCCGGGGTAGGCATACCTTCATCTTCGCCTTTTATGTGGTAAAATACTTCCTCATCAATTACCTTTACTGTTACCCGTGTGTGGTGTATTGGTTCAAGCTCCGTGACCTCCATTGTGAACGGGTCACGGTAAATCTTGGTAAAGGCGTTTCCGCTCAGGTCAATCTGAGCGCTGCACCACTTCAGCCAATCGTAACGAGTCTGTACCGGGTTAGGTTCGGACAATACCAGGCTAACCGGATGATTGTTGTCGATAAATCTTGCGCCGCCTGATGTGCTGTATAGCTTCAGGGGCATCGTGGCAATACTGTCCGCCTTTACCCGGATGCACGAATGCACGGCTGCCAGTGACAGCGCCGTGTCGGGATTAACCGCCTGACCGCTGGTATTTTTCCCTCCAGTCAATGCGGCAGTCAATGCGTCGATAAGCCACTTCGCAGGAGCGCCAAGCGTGCTGCGCCGCTCCGGCTGATTAGCCTGGCGGGCGCGGGTGATGGTAAACCCTGCGATTTGCACGGAACAATTTTAAGCACAAATCGTTCCGGCATTGTGTAACATTGTTACATTTTGCGCTTGCGGTTTACAAGGTACCTCCGCAGCACCTGCCGAAAGCTGTTGTAATCGCTGTACTTTCGCCGCCCGTTCTGCGCCTCGCAGGCGTCTTCGGTTGCCTCGTACGCAGCGGTTAGGCTTTGATGCTTGGGCAGCTCGGCGTAGTAGTGTTCGATAAACACCTCGCGGATCCATAGGTTTTTAAAGCTCATGTTTTTTTTCATTTAAAACGCCCAAAACTCAGCAGGCTTTTCAGTCATTCGTGCATCCATAAGTTCACCGATGGCCATCACCATAGCCACCACACCGTCCACCTTATCGCCGCTTTTGGCTTTGTCCACCTTGACGTTACCAGCCGGGTCTTTTGTCAACATCACGTTACCCATCTGCCAGCGTAGCACTGGGTGGCCGCCGTGAATCAATCCTGATTTCTTCGCCATGCGCTCTACCTCCTTAGTGGGCGCGCTCATACTTCCGTAGCCCTGCCCAAATGGCTGCATCTTCATACCGGCATCCAGCAGCTCCGCCACCGGCTGGCTCGCATTCCATCGGTCGTACCCTATTGCTTCGATTGGGTGTTCCGCGTTCAGCTCAAGAATCTTCTTCACGATGTACTTGTAATCGGTCACGTTTCCGGGAGTCGGTATTATCCACCCATCCCGTACCCATTCGCGTATCTGCGCACCGGCTGCGTCCTTTCTATTTTGAATCGTGTCTTCAGGTAGCCAGAAGGTAGGCTGAACGTAGATGTTTTCCCCGGTGTCCCAAATCCGCACAAAGCTCGTGAAGTCGCCGGTGCTTGCAAGGTCAAGGCCCCCGTAGCACTTAGCTCCAACCGTGTCGCTATTATCGAAGATTCTTGCGCCTTGCATCCAGATGGTATCCGGTATCCATGTTATTGCCGTGTCAGTCCAGATGTTCAAGTATTTTGTTTTAAATTCGACCTCTTTATGCGCCATCTCGCAAGCCTCGCGGAAGTCTTGATGCAGCTTTTTCGGGAACACGCTTACGCCCCAGTTCGGATTTGCCTTTTGCCAAGTGGCCGGATTCATCCAATCGTCGCCGGCGTCTATCGTGTAAATTGCCGCGAAGGTATTAGGGTCTTCAACAGAACCGTTCAATACTTTCTCACAATAGCCTTGGTATTTTTTTGCTGGGCTGTTTCGGTCAAAGCCAGCTGTGGTTACTGTAAACATCAGCGGCTGCCGGCGTGCGCCCATGCCCGTCAACAGCACGTTGAACAAGTTGTCGTTGCGGTGGGCATGATATTCGTCAATAGCTACAGCATGAGGGTTTAGACCATCCAAGGTCTTATCTTCACTCACCAGCGGGCGCAGCTCATTGCGGTTGTACTTGATGTACTTGACCCGGTCGCTGTTGGCGTATTTTAATTCGCTGCCGATTACCGGCGAATCCTGAGCCATGCGGTAGGCTTCGTCGAAGATAATCTTTGCCTGATCCATCTTCGTGGCCGCCGTATAACATTCGGCTGCCGGTTCGTTATCGGCAATAAGCAGGTAAAGCATAATCGCCGCGGCCAATGTTGACTTGCCGTTCTTACGCGGAACCGCCAAATACACCTTGCTGAATCGGCGCATCCGGTCGCCATCTACCCAGCCGAAAATATTCACGACAATAAACGCCTGCCAGGGTTCCAGGTAAAATTGCTGGCCGGCAATGTGGCCTTTGGTGTGCGCCAGGTGCTGGATGAATCCGAGCGCCTGCGCCGCGTGCTGACGGCTGAAGGTGTAACCATCTGGTGCCTGTTCCAATTCGCGCAGGAATTTAGCCGCCGCATTGCGCATCTGCTCACAGGCTGGAATTGCGTCTGAAACAATGTCCCGTGCGTATTGGATTGCTGTTGATACGTTGGCCGGCTTCATTGCGCAAGGTCTTCGATTGTGGCGCCCAAGATGTTTGCCAGCTTGTTACCGGGCAGCTTCCGCTGGTCAATCAGGTATGCTCTGCCGCGGGGTGTCATCCCAAAAGTATCAAGCAGCTTGTGATAGTGTCCGCGAGTGCTGATTAGGGCGCGGTAGTTCGGGTGAATGCTGGCGGTGCCATTAGTCGGGTTAATATTTTCAATCTGAATTGTGCCGTCCGATTGCGTCACGCTACGGCGCAACTCCTGCACCTCGCAATGCACGTCGCAGAACTCATACACTGAATCTAAGTCAGTCCAGCTATCCGTGCCAAGCTCTCGGCAGATATTGATGACGCGGTAAAAAAATTGTTTCCATTCTTCGGTTTTTTCCGCTGGTGGAGTCGGATTCGCAACCATACCCAATGAATCAGGGTTGCTTTGCCGCTGCTCCCTGATTGCTCCAGTCTTGATTAATTCCTTCGGTTGTCGCTTATCACCCATGTTCGATTTTTTTTAATTCGCTTTCCAAGCCTGTGCTCTGTACCGCGCGCTTATCCTGCGGCTTGTACGGCGATATTTTACCCCCTACGGGGTCTGCTGTCATTTTTAAATTTTTAAGCGCTCTCATCTCTTGCTAT